GCCACCCCGGCGAATTTCCCAACTGCCGTTGCTGGGCAAGCCCGATCCTGCCGGCACCCGAGGAGATCGGCGCGTGATCTACCTGCATTTGCATGTGGCAGATGCCGACTTCAAGGAGGAGGAACACCCGCGTGAAGAGAGTGGGCAGTGGACCGAGGGCGGCGGTGGCGGTACAAAGAGTGATAAAATAGATACCAGCTACGCAACGTCAGAAGAGTCACGTCAATCATTGTCCGACCAGATCACCAAGAAATACGAACTGGCACCGGTTAAGATACATTACGATGATCTCAGTGGTGACTACGGAATGGCGCGTGGTTCCGGCCCGAACGGGATTACGCTCAATACCGCTCATTTTACTCCCGAGGGTCTGAAAAAGTACGGCAAGGAGTGGCGTGGTACAAGTGTTGGTTCCGATCCCGATGATACTGATAAAACGGCGGCGGCGATTATCGCGCATGAGATCGGTCACGCGGCTATGTCACAAGTGTTACAGAAAGGTGTGAAGACTGGCGGGCCGCGCAGCAAGGCTGGGAAGGCGTCCAGTGCGTGGCAACATAAGGTGTTCGATCTGGTACAGGATTATTATGACCGACAAAATGGTAAGGATGTATGGCCGGTATCGGTTTATGGTCAGGAAGATATGTATGAGTTTGCTGCCGAGGCGTTCGCCGCGATGCATCTTGGTGGAAGTGCTGATGGCGGTTCCGAGGAGAATCGTGAACAGGCGTTGGCGCACGCCAAAGAGTTCTGGAACAAGATGTTTGGTTTACTGCGCGAAGGTGATGCATGATCGAGCGGCAGACCATCGATGGGCGCGAGGCGTCCGTGGCGTATCTCACCGAGGACTTCGAGCCTGCCAGCAAGGATGACTGGTACCTCGCCAAGGTGATCTTTGATGACGGTGAGGTAGTGTTTGTCCGCAATGTCGAGGCGGATGAAGAAACCGGAGGCAGCCGGTGACTGTGGGGTTACCGGTAGCTGTGTGCGCGCTACGGTGAGTGTAAACATCGTGGAACTGGTGCCCGGACTGCCAGCCGGGGGCGCGTCACTCAATTGAGGTGACTTATGGGTATCTTTGTGCATCTGCGCGATACGGTGTTCCGGGTGAAGGATCAAGGGGTACTGCCGGTGCCGCTCGATCCCGACCTGTTGTTTATCGCCGAGAACGCTAAGCAGAGTAACATAATCCAGCAACTCTATCGCACGCAGATGGAGCGTAACCGCTCGCGTGGGCCATTTGGTGACGCTTACGATCCGAACCAGAAACGTGATGAGGGTGGTAAGTTCACTTCAGGTGAGGAGTCACCTGAAGAAAAGGAATTGTTTGAGCATATCAAAAAGTTGCGCACCGAGCATGAGCGGACCATGCAGGGCAACCGGCGGCAAAATGCGAAAGCCGCGCCGCGAAAAGCACAAATAGTCAAGGAACTGAACGAAGCGACGGCGAAGTTGAGAGCATTGCGTTGGAAGCGACAGGGAATAAGCAAGGACGCTTACGACCCGAACCAGCCACGCGATTTAAAGACTGGTGAGTGGAAAGAAGAGGGTGGTGGTAAGGGTGGTAACCGTGCCAAGAAGGGCGGTGAGATCGCCGAATCGAACAAGGCGTTTTACAAGGGCGGGCAGTTCCTGCCGAGCACTGAAGCGCCGCCGGGTACTTATAAGATCAAGGGCAAGATACTCGGCAAGGGTCGCGAGATGACCGAGCCGGGTTACTTCACCGGGGGATACGGTACTAAGAGTACCTGGGAAACTGCACCGACACCACTGCATCGCGCGATTTGGTCACTGATTGGTCAATTTGTCCAACCGGTGGGAGAAGGTCGAGAGTACCTCGATGTCCCTTACGCCAAGCGCGAGGAAGCCAAGAAGCGCGGTGCGAAGTTCGATTGGGACAAGAAGAAATGGTACATGGAGAAGGAGGGCAAAAGGGGCGAAATTGAAATAAGCCCCAATGCCAAGGGTGGTGATGGTACTCGTATTGGGCGTGACCATCCCGAGCGGTTTGGTGTTAAGGGACACATCACGACTGAGACACACCATACGGTCGGTAGTCTGATCGACCGGTTTAATAAGGGTGAACGCTGGATCGAGGTGAAGTTACCGCCGGATGTTCAGGTACTGATGGGCAAGGGTGCCAAGACTGGTGACGCGTTTAAGGAAGAGGATCACCCGAGAGGACAACCGAACAATGCGGGTCAGTTTGCTGAGACGACTGGAAAGATTGGAGAGACTCATGGCGGAAACACCGAAGGACGAAAAGAAACCGGAACAAACACCGGAGGAGCGGGGCAAGGCGGAACTCGAAGCCCAAGCGCGGCACAGAGCAGCGCAAAGGAGGCCGCGTCCGGTAGACCCAAGCTGACGGGTCTACCTGATGAGCCGATGTTACTCGGTGACCGTTACTATGTGCCCGGCCCGCTAGGTCGGTCACACGACGCCGCCGAGGAGTACATGAAGTCGGCGGGTCTGAAGTACGAGCCGCCGCGCCGGTTTGTGACGGTTGATGCCGCCGAGGCAACGCAGGTTGCCGACGCGTTTGATAAGATGGAACACGACCCGGACAACCCCAAGGTCAAGGCGGCGTATGCGGCGTTGGTCAAGGAGACACTCGCGCAGTGGCAAGTGGTCAAGAAGACCGGGCTTAAGGTACAGTGGATCAAGCCGGGGGAAGAAGACCCCTATACTGAGTCACTAAACCTAGTACCAATGGACTGTCGCGAGAATAATCATGTGTGGGAGTTCCCGACCGAGTTGGGTTACGGTACCGACGATCCGACCGCGCGTCACAACAACCCGATGTTACAGCCGACCGATGAAGTGATCGACGGTCACAAGTGTGTGGTGAACGACATCTTCCGCATCGTACATGATTACTTTGGTCACTTTAAGGATGGTGTCGGGTTCACCGATGACGGCGAGGAGAACGCGTGGCGGTCACATATAGCGATGTACAGCCCGCTCGCGCGCGGCGCGATGACGAGTGAAACCCGAGGGCAGGCGTCGTGGGTAAACCACGGTCCCCATGGTGAGCAGAACTATGGGGCGGCACCCGGTGACATTATCTTCGCACCGCAGAAGATCGGGTTGATGCCGCCGTGGACATGGGAAGGTGCCACCAGGGACGCCGATTGGGAGGAACACAGGCACCCGCGCGGTGAGGGCGGCAAGTTTACCAGCGGTGCCGGAAAGGGTGTCAAGAAAGCGGTACATTTTGTCGGCTTTCGCGGCGAAGAGTATAACAATGCGGTGAAGGTCTACGGGAAGCCAGACTTTATCCACCAACACTGGGATGAAAGAGCAAAGACTGATATTGCGCCCGGTGATACGGTGGTGTTCGGCCCAAAGGCGCGTGAGGATAGGGTGATCGAAAGACCGCACGACGACAGTAACCAGCGTGACGACCCGGCGTATTGGGAAAGGTTGGAACCAAAGACCAAGGACGCCGAGTGGGAGGAACACAAGCACCCGCGTGACGAAGACGGCAAGTTCGCCTCCGGGGCTGGCGCAACGTCACCGAGCGGTAAGACCGCTAAGGCATCGTGGCAAGAGCAGCCGCCAAAAGAGGAACCCAAAGCGTCACCGGCACCATCAGGGGAACCGCCGCTGCATGAGGATCACCGGCTTAAACCTTACGGGTTTGAGTACTACGGTTATGCGGAACTTTCCAATCAAGTGATTTTTAAGAGCAGTAAGTACGCCGGTATGCTGTCGGTCGAGTATGACTCGAACGGTGGTATCAGGAAGTGGCGGTACGCGCCGACCGGTGGTGGTATCCATACCACAGGTGAAGGTTACCAAGACCTGAAGTCCTGGCTCGACAAGTTGTCACCGGCCAAGAAACCGCCGCCGAAACTCACGGACATGGTCAACAATGCCGGGGCGTTTAAGTATAGTCACTACGACGAGAATCTGAAGTCGTGGGTGTTCAAGAATGAGTACCGTAACGAAACCATCGAGTACCGCAGCGAAAAACCCGGCGTGAGTATGGGTGGGCAGTATTGGGAACACCGCAAGAATGACAGCGGTGTCCGCTATAATGGTCACGGTGATGGCAGCTTGCGGCGTCACCTGGAACGGTCGGATCGCGGCGAAATCTACGACAGCAGGCTGGCCAAGCACTACGGCGAGAGGTTGAAGCATCGAGGTTTCGAGTTACGTACCGAGACTGAAAAAGCTGTTGTCTATCGGGATGTCAACGGTGACGAAATCTTTGTGTACAAGGATGAAAACGACAAGGATAACATCCAGGGCGCAAGTTGGAGGGTGTATCTAAGTGATCCCGACGCGGCTTCGACATTGGCTCAAATGGAACAGTTCAACGAGGGTAAGGGCTGGTTGGAACTGGTCAGTACGGTAGGTATGTTAAAGGACGCGCATGAGCAAAAGAAACAGGGACGCGCCAAGGAACGAGCCGACGTTACCGAATACTATACCACCGTTGCCGCCGATATGATGAAGGCTTTGGGTTACCCGCCCGCGCGGCTCAAGATCAGTTTTGAACCCTACAAGTTTACCCTCAACGGCATACCGGGTGTGGCGGCAGGCAGTGCCGATTTGCAGACCGGTGAGATCACCTTGTACCCGCAGCATTTGTCGCGGAACAGTATCCGTGGTGTTACTGCACATGAGGTGATGCACCAGAAATTCGAGAATGTGCTGCGTGAGTATCGCGATGAGCAGCTAGAGATACAAAAGGACAAGCGCGAGAACATGATCCGGCCCAGCGGCGAACTGACAATGCAATACGAAAATGACTTTCCGGTGTACACTAAGATACAACCGATTATCGATCAGCAGTCTGACGAGCTTGCCCAGACAGATGGGGTTACGGGTTACAGTCGTGAATGGTGGCGCGCACATAAGAATGGCGAGGCTAGCCGGGACTTGGCGATACATGAGACACTCGCCGAGATGGCGTATCTTGAAACTACTGACCCGGCGAAGTTGAAGGAGGTGGCAAAGCCGTGGCGTGACTTGTACCGAGAAGTGACTGAACTCTATCGTAACAAGGATAAGCGCGCTGATTGGAAGTACGAGCACCGCAAGGAACGCTGGGATTGGCAGGGTAACAAACCCGAACCCGAACAGTTACCGTTACCTCAACCTACGCCGCAGGCTGCGCAGCCGCATCCGGCGGTGACACAACTTGCGCACGCTCTAGCGCAGGTATTCAATCTAGGTGACCGTGCGTTCCGTGACTTTGATCCCGCCAAACACCCGCACGCGCCAGAGGGTGCGCCAGAGGGTACCGGTGGTCAGTTTGTGTCCACCGAAGGTGGCGGTGGTGGCGGCTCGACTGAGTCACCAGCACCAAAGAAGTACAAAAACGAAGCCGAGCGGTTACATTTTGAGGGTACCAAAAAGACGGCGTTACCCAAGAGTGCCAAGGGCAGTCATCCGGCGACGATCTCGACGCGGCGTCCGACTCACGTCAAGGCCGAGGAAGGCGATGAGTACCGTCGTGTCGATCTCGATGCGATGAAGCTCCACCCGGAGAATTTCAAGCACGATATGGACTTGTTTCGTAACACCGAGCAGTACCCGAACTTTCGGCCCGGTGAGCTTGGTGACACTCCAGAAAAGGCGGCACGCGCGGTTATCGAGCACATGAAAAAGAACTTGCGGTTCCTGTACGACAACGCACCAGAGCAAGTCGTCAAGGAAGGTCACAAATGGTACGAAGGCGCGCACCGTTTGGCTGAGGAGGATGCCACCAAGTACGGAATACCGGTACCGTCTGCTGTTGGCGTATATGCCGCGCTGTCACCGCAGAATCTGTGGGATATGAATGTCAGTCAGGCAAAAAGGGTACTCGATACCTATTTCAATAAACAGCAGCACAAGTGGGACACCGATATGGACACTACCGGCGAGCGTCTGTGGATCGCTAAGAAGAAACCTGCGACACCGCAGGCGGCGAAGAACGCCGCGCAGAAAGAAGCCATCTTCAAGATGATCAAGGGTAAGACACTGGCGGAATGTAAGAATGCGGTACAAAAGGCGATGTGGATCAGGACGTATGATGAGGCACACAATCCGCAGCAGTTTGATGCATTGAGTCCTGATGGCCGGGTTATCGGTACCTATCTGACCGATAAGAAAAAACCACAGAAGAACGCGTGGCACACAACCGGTTCCATTGCCAACGCGATCATCTCAATAGAGTCCGGTGGTGACCGTGACATTATCAGTCCGGCGATGGGGAACCAGCATAAGGTGCGGAGTTTCTATAACAACATCCTCGACCCGGATAGTGACAATGACGATGTGACGATGGACACGCACGCAGTCGGTGCGGCGTTACTTTCGCCAATGGGTCAGTCACACACTGCGGTGATTCACTCGTTGGGGTCAAAGCCGGGGACAGCGAAAGAGGCGCGAGAGATGAATTACGTGGCACCAACGGGAAATTCGTTGACCGGGATGCACGGCACCTATCCGCTCTACGCCGAAGCGCACCGTGAACTGGCGAAGGAGTTGGGTCTGCGTCCGCGTGTGCTACAGTCGATCACCTGGGAAGCCAAGCGTCGCCTGTTTGACCGTAAGCTGACGAAGGAGGCTTCCAACAAGGTGTACGCGCTGTGGCGTGACTATCACGAGGGTAAGGCTAGTCTCGAAGACACCCAGAAGAAGATCGTTGAGGCGGTGGGCGGGTTTAAAGCGGGACAGGAGGGCGAGAATGAAGATGGTGGACGATCCGCTGGTACAGGCACTGCGGGAAGCCGACATACCGGTGACTCGCGACAACTATATCCTGCTCAACTGGGGCAGCGAGCCGCCCGAACCGTGGACAGCGGAGGACGAGGATCAGATACCAGAGGAATTGCAAGTGGGGCGCGACTCCTCTGGCGCAACGCACGACTCGCCGTGTTCCTGCGCTAAATGCAGGGCCAATCGATGACCGATTTCTACGTCACCGAACCGCTTGGTCCGCAACAGGCAATGACCCCCGAGGGCTTCTTGGTGGTCAAGTCGGTGCCGCTGGCGCGCACCGGCAAGCAGCTATATTCGGACAAGGAAATCCCGATCAAAGGTGACCTACAGGGCAAAATCATCATCGACCGCGACCCCGATGAGGTGTTCCGGCCGGCGACGATTGCCTCGCTCCAGGGCAAGCCGATCACCCTCGATCACCCGATGGAAGATGTAAATCCCGATAATTACCGTGACTTAGCGGTTGGGCATGTGCTCAACCCGCGCCGAGGCACGGGGGTATTCGATCACCTACTGATTGGTGATTTGCTGATCACCGACAAAAAAGCGATTGACGCTATAAGGAATAAGTTGCTTCGAGAGGTGTCAGTGGGTTATAGGGCGGACTACGAAGAGACTGGTGACGCTCGCGGTCGGCAGCGCAACATCCTATGCAACCACCTCGCGTTGGTCAAGGATGGGCGGTGCGGCCCGGCGTGTCGTATCGGCGACAAGGCTTTCTTCGTTGTCACCCAAGACCAAGAAGAAGATGATGACGGCGACGGGGACAAGCTCGCGCATAGTGAGGTGGCCTACGAATCCGATGCAGAGGGACCGGACCATTGCGGGATTTGTACCCATTACGAGAGTCACTCCTGTGACATCGTCAGTAACCCGATTTACCCCGAAGGCTGGTGTAACCGGTTCTCAGCCGCCGTCCGCAGCCGTAAAATCGCCAACACAGGTGACTGGTCCCGCGTCAATGAGGTGGGCGAGCAGATACTGCGCCGCCGGGCGAAACGCGGGCGGCATGTCCACATCCATGTTTAAGGAGGGTTGAGCTATGGCAAGGGCAGCTTGGTTGGACCGCATGGTGCGCCGGGTTCGTGACGCGGATACCGAAGAGGAAGCCCGCGAAGTCACTAAAGACTTTATCGACCCTACCAGCGGCGCGCCAACCGGTGGCGGCGGCGCTCCCGACGATGGTGACACGCATATTCATCTGCACATGGGCAAAGGCGGCGAAGGTGGTGGTGGCGGTATGGCAGGCGATGACGATCCCCCGATTGATGTTGGCGGCGGCGGTCAGCCGGATGTTCAACAACTTGCGGCCGCAGTCGCGGAACTGTTACAGCGCGTCGAGCAACTCGAAGGCGGTGGCGGCGGTAACGGCGGTAACGGCGAAGAGGGTGACGACGGCGAGGATGTCGAACTCGAAGACCCCGAAACCAAGGATCGCCGCCGGTTCCGCATGCGTCGCGGTGACCGGATGACGCGCGACGACGACATCCCGGTTCCCGAGCGTCTCGGTGAGGAGATGGTCGGTGAAACCGATCTCCCCGGTTTGGAGGGTTTGAAGCAGGGCGGCTCCACGGGTGACCGTCGCAAGTTCCGTGACAGATACGCGCGGACCCATGATTCGGCGGATGCCGAAGACCTGTGGCAGGATACGATGGCAGCGGCTGAGATACTCCAGCCGGGTGTTCGTGTTCCGACTTTTGACGCACGGTTGACACTCGAAAGCACGGCAAAGCGTCTCTGCGCGTTTCGCCGCCGGGTGCTCGATCACGCGTTGAGTGACGAGAACACCAAGCAGATCATCAACGAATCCATCGGCACCATCGATACCGCGCGACTGACGTGTGACAGTGTCAAGATGGCGTTTAACGCTGCTGCGTCACAAATTCGGTTGCTTAACAACCGTGGGCAGATGCGGCCTACAGTGACGCGTGACAACCGTACTGGCGCTGTCACCCGGCGCGGCCCGCCGTCGATCTCCGAGATGAATGCGAACGCCAAGGAATTCTGGGCCAGGAACAACGGCGCGTCGCGGTAATTCGTCACTTTCCGAGTAACAGGAGGGCGCAATGCCTGATAGTGTTTTCACCTTCCGCATGCCAGCCGGTATTGCCGGTGAATGCAGCCGGTTCAACGTGGTCGGCACCACGATCAAGCCGGAAAACCAAAACATCGCCACGCCGTTTACGGCGTACGGTCAGGTTGGTACCATCGATGCCAACGGGGCGCGCCCCATCGCGGCGACCGATGTGGCCGCGCCGCCGGTTGTCGGTATTGCGATCCGGCCGTTCCCGACGAGTGACAATACCGTGGCAAACCCCGGTGTTGTACCTTTTGGTGCCGGTGCCCCGATGCCGCGCGGTATCATCGATATCATGTATCGCGGCTATGTCACTATGAAGCTCAACGGTGCCGCTGCGGCGGTCAAGGGCGGTGCGGTCTACGTGTGGTTTGGCGCAACCGGTGGCGGTCATGTGTTGGCCGGTATCGAGGCGGCGGCTAACGCGTCCGCATGGGTACTGGCTGGCGCGTATTTCAGCGGTCCTGCCGATGCGCAGGGTAATGTCGAGATCGCATTCCGTATCTGAGTCAATGGGCTAGGGGTAAGAGTCACCCTGCGAAATAGGAGGGTAACAGGATGTACGCTCATCAAATGCAGAGCGCGGTGAATGGTGGGTGGCCAACCCTCGACCGCGCTTATAGTTACACCGACGCGGAAACCGGTGACATTCGTACCGTGGACTCGGCGGGTGCCTTTCTGGTGAACGAGTTGGAACGGCTCGATCCGACCCTGCACATGCCGCTGGCGGCGGTGACTTGGTCGCGTGACATCGATCTTCGCGAAGATGTCACCATTGCCGATGAGTCGGCATCGTTTACCAACAGTTCCTTTGCCGCGCCCGGTGGTGTGGTACCGGCAGGTATCAACTGGGGTGGTAAGGTGTCAACGGCGATTGCCGGTATCGCGGTCGATATCAGCAAGACCGCGCAGCCGTTGAACCTGTGGGAAATGGAACTCAAGTATTCCATCCCGGAACTCGAAAGTGCGATCAAGATCGGCCGACCGATTGATCAACAAAAGTTTGAGGGTTTGAATCTTAAACATCAAATGGATATCGATCAGGTGGTGTACGTTGGTGACGCCACCATGTCGATGACCGGGTTCTACAATAACGCGGGTGTCACCGTAAACACGGTGGTGGCGGGTGCGAGCAGTTCCACCAAGTGGTCAAGCAAGACCCCGGCGGAAATCCTTGCCGATGTGAACACCATCCTCACCAATACCTGGGCGGCGTCCGGTTACTCGGTGATCCCCGATCGCCTGTTGGTACCACCCGCGCAGTACGGTATCCTGGTGTCACAGGTGGTCAGCACTGCCGGTAACATTTCGACCTTGAAGTTCCTCGAAGAGAACAACCTCGCGGCACAGCGTGGTGGCAGGCTCGAAATCTACCCGTGCAAGTGGGGCATCGGTATGGGTGCCGGTGGTACACCGCAGGTATTGGGAACGGTTGACCGGGCGATTGCTTACAGCAAAGACCCGTTGCGCGCGCGTTACCCGATGACGCCGCTGCAAAAGACCCCGATCCAATACCAGGGCATCTACCACGTTACGACATACTACTGCCGTCTAGGGCAGATGGAGTTCATTTACCC